CCATCGCCACCAATTGTCATATTATAACCATTTTTGAATGTATCAAAATAATTAATCCAATATATTTCTTTATTTTTTATATCAGATATATTATTTGCTGTATCTATACATTTATATTTAAAATTTTCAATACCATATTTTCTTATAGCACGGTAAAAATACGTATCTATACCATATATTGCATTTGTATAATGCTTATGTAATCTGTTTTCAATACCTTTATTAGTATATCCAATATAAATTTTATTATTTATTGTATTTGTTATTTTATATATTTCATAATTAATCATGTTACTAAAAATATTTCTTTTATTTATATATTAAATTCATTTAGTAACTATTTTAAAATATCTAAAATATCAGTTTCAATTAAATCTTTAGCTTCTACCCAACCTCTATTTTTTGTATAGATTTTATGACAACCTGTACATTTAATTTTATATCCAGTTTCTTCATCTTCTATTTCATATAATTCTTGATCTTCTTTAGTTTTCCATGCTTTTTGAAGTTGTTTAAATTCTAATTCATTTGTTTCTAAATTTTTTGATAGTATTTTTATATCTTTACCAGAATTATAAATATCTATTAATTCTAACATATTAATAGATTTAACTAATACACCTTCAATTATAACATCATTAATTATAGAATCACCTGATAAACAAAGATTACTCATTTTAATTCTTTCTTTAAATGGAGAATTTGTATTAGCGTGATCAATATTCATTACATACATACGACCAGTACCGATACGTTCTTGTGCAAAGTTATTCATTAACTCTCTAGCACTAATTGTTTTACGATTGATCTTTTTATTTGATTCAAATTTTAAATATAATTCATCAAATGCAGCATTATCACCAAATGCATCATATAATCCTGGTACATCAGATGGAGAAAATAAACTAATTTCAGCATTGTCTTTAAAACGTTGATAAAATAATCTAGAAAATTGAATACCATAATCCATATGACGTACTCTATTATCATCTGTACCTTTATTGTTTTTCAATACTAATACATCCTCAATTTCTTGGTGCCACCATGGAAAATATACTGTAGCAGATCCCTTACGAATTCCGCCTTGTGAACATGAATGAACTGATGATTGCATTTGTTTTAAAAATGGAATTACACCAGTGTGTACAACTTCACCACCTCTAATTTCAGATCCAATTGCTCTAATTTTACCTACATTTATACCAATTCCAGCTCTTTTAGACACATATTTAGTAATAGCAGTATTAACATGACATATACTATCTAAAGAATCACCAGATTCAATTAAAGTACAAGATGAATATTGTCTATTAGGTGTTCTAACACCAGCCATGATTGGAGTTGGTAATGATATTTTTTGTAATGAAATTAAATCATATAATTCTTTAATGTGTTTAAATCTAGAATGTTTTTCGTAATCCATAAATACAGTCATTGCAATTAACATAAACGCATATTGTGGAGTTTCATAAATTGATTTAGTTTTTCTATGTTGAACTAAATATTTATCCATTAATTGTTGTAAACCAGCATAAGTGAAATCATAATCTCTTTTGTGCTTAATGTATAAATTTAATGCACTAATTTCTTCAGTAGAATATTTTTCTAAAATAATAGGATCATATACTTCGCGTTTAATATTATCTGTTATGACTGTCCATAAGTGTGGCATATCTGTTTTTACTTCAAATACTTCTTTACGTAAAAGATAATTTAATAAGTTACCGGCTACGTATTGATAATTTGGTGTTTTTTCTGATATTAATTCAACTGCTGATTGAATAAGTACATCATGTATTTGACTTGTTTTAATACCAGGAAAAAATTGTATTTCAGCATTCATTGCAATATCTGAAGCAGATACACCAGAAATACCATCACACGCCCATAATAATACTTTGTTAATTTTTTCTGCATCTAATGGCATTTTTTCGCCATTTCTTTTTGTTACGTTTAAATTCATATTGTATTTTTTTATTTATTGTAGTTTATATATTACTAAAATTATTATAAGTTTATAAAAATGTAAGTGTATTATGTGGTCAAAAAATATTAACTTTTTTTTTTATTAATTTTTTTTAGTATTATAATTGTTATTACGTATTATTTTTTTTAAACATTTAACTAAAAAAGGAGTAATAAAACTTAGTATATAGATAAAAAAAATTATAAGGCATTTATGGCAAAAAAAATAGTAGAAGACGAATATAAATTATTAAGTCAAGAAGAACAAATTTTATTAAGACCAGATACAGTAATTGGATCTATAGTTGAGCAAACAAAAGCAATGTGGGCTTTTGATAATGAAAATAAAATAGAAAAACAAGAATTAAAATATATTCCTGGATTTTTGAAATTATTTGATGAAATTTTAACTAATGCATCTGATCATGCTCAACGTGGAAAAGGTGTTAAAAATATTAAAGTTTATATTGACGATTCTTGGAACATTAAAGTATGGAATGACGGTGATGGTATTCCAATTGTTGTACATAAAGAACATAATATGTACATACCAGAAATGGTTTTAGGACGTTTAAATTCTGGATCTAATTATAACGACAGTGAAGAAAGATATGGTGCTGGTAGAAATGGTGTTGGTTCTGGTGCTGTTGCTTTATTTTCTAGTAAATTTACTATCGATTGTGCTGATGGAAAAAAATCTTATTATCAAGAATTATCTAATAATGCTAGACAAAAAACACAACCAGTAATTAAATCTAGTTCAAAATCATATACATGTGTATCTTATACAACAGATACATCAAGATTACCAATTGTAGGATATAGCGAAGACACATTAAAATTATGTAAAAAACGAATTTACGATATTGCTGTATATAATCCAAAAGTTAATGTATACTTCAATGATGAATTAATTAAAATCAATAGCATAACTGATTGGGCATCATTACATTTGTCAGACGGAGATGAATTATTTGTAGAGCACATAAATGATAAATGGTCAATTGCATTATCTCAATCATCAACTGATTCATTTGAACAATGTTCTATAGTTAATGGTAATACAACATGGCAAGGTGGTACACACGTTGATTATGTTATGAATCAATTAATTAAAAGATTAACTGAAGATTTAACAAAAGGAAATAAAGGTATAAAAATTAAACCTATTGATATTAGAAACAAATTTCACTTGTTTTTAGTATGTAAAATTGCTAATCCTACGTTTGATACTCAAACTAAAGAAAATTTAACAATTAAAATAGAAGATAAGTTTGAATTAAGTGATAAATTATATAAAACTTTATTAAAATCAGAAATAATTAAATCTATATTAGAATGGGTTCAATTACGAGAACAAGCTGAATTAAATAAATTAAACAAAAAATCAGCAGGTAAAACAATTCGTGTAGAGAAATTAGTTGATGCACATAAAGCAGGTACAAATGATGGGCATAAATGTGCATTATGTATTGCTGAAGGTGATTCAGCTAAGTCAGGTGTTATATCTGGATTAAGCGTAGTAGGTCGAGATTATTGGGGAGTATTTCCAATTAAAGGAAGACCATTAAACGTAAGAGATGTGCCCGTTTCTAAAATAACAAGTAATGCTGAAATAGCTAATTTAATGAAAATCGTTGGATTAGTTCCTGGTAAAAAGTATACGAATCTTAATGAATTAAGATATGGTAAATTAGTATTTTTTACTGATGCCGATCATTTCGGTATTTCTATTAAAGGTTTATTGATAAACTTTATTCATAAAATGTGGCCAGAATTATTAGAATTAGGGTTATGTTATGAATTTGTTACGCCTATTGTAAAAGCAACAAAAGGTAAAGATACAAAGGAATATTACGATTTAGATAAATATAAACGTGATAAAGATAATGACAAATTAAAAGGATATAATACTAAATACTATAAAGGTTTAGGAACAATTACACCGCCAGAAATGAAAGATATGTTTAAAAATATATCTAAGCATTTAATTCAATTTAAATACAATTCTAAAACAGATAGTGATAAAATTGATATGGTATTCAATAATAAACGTGCTAATGAACGTAAAGATTGGATGACTAATTATAAAGGTGAAATTTTACCAGATAAATTTGGAAAACCTAATAAAATTAATGAATTTATTGATAATGAATTTATCACATTTAGTAATTATGATAACGTAATATCTATACCTAATATGGTAGATGGATTAAAACCATCTCAACGTAAAATTTTGTATGGTGCATTTAAAAAGAATTTAACAAGTGAAATTAAAGTAGCACAATTAGGCGGATATATTGCAGAGAATACAGAATATCACCATGGTGAAAGTAATTTATTTGGTACAATAGTAAATATGGCTCAAGATTTTGTTGGATCTAATAATATAAACTATTTTATACCAGAAGGACAATTTGGAAATAGAAGAGATCCTAAATCTGCTGCAAGTCCACGTTATATTTTTACATATTTAAATCCTATTATACGTTATATTTTTAGAAAAGAAGACGAAAGTATTTTAAATTATTTAGAAGAAGAAGGAACATCAATTGAACCAGATACATATTTGCCAGTAATTCCTATGTTATTAGTAAATGGTACTGCTGGAATTGGTACAGGATGGTCGACAGATATTCCTAAATACAATCCAATGTCTTTAATTCAAGTAATTAAAAGAAAACTTACTAAACCAGATTTAAAATATGCTATTAATCCATCATATAAAGGTTGGAATGGCGATTTAGATTGGAATGAAGAAAAAAACACATATGTAACACACGGTATTTTCCAAAAAACTAAAAAAGGAATATTAATTACTGAATTGCCTATTGATGTTTCAACTGATAAATACATTTCTATTTTAGATAGATTATGTGATGAAAAGAAAATTAAAAATTACATAGATAATTCAACAGATGAAACTATACACATTGAAGTTTTATTAAATGATATGACTAAATCTGTAGATGTAGAATCGTTATTAAAATTAACTAATAATGTATCTATAAATAACATGAATACATTTGTTGATACTAAAATAGTTAAATGGAATACTGTAGAAGAATTATTAAATACTTGGTTTAATTTTAGATTAAATAAATATGCTGAAAGAAAAGCATCTTGGATTAAAGTATTAGAATTTCAATTTGAAAGATATGCTAATTTGTATGCATTTGTAAAATCTGTAATTGATGGAGAATTAATTATAAACAATAGAAAAAAATCTGATATTATTAAAGATTTAGAACAAATGGAATTCTTTAAGATAAATGATTCATATGATTATTTATTAAATATTCCAATTTATCACGTATCTTCTGAAAAATATGAAGAATACAAAAAACTTGCTAAACAAATGAAACAAGATTTAAAAGAATATCAACAATTAACACCTGAAGATATTTGGAAAAAAGATCTTGAAGAATTAGAAGAACAATTAGAAAAAGCTGGTTATTAACCAGCTTTTTTTATATATAGTATATGATAACAAGTATAAAAGAATTTAAATTAATATTAGAATCTATTGGAGATATTTCATTAGATGAAATTAGAATAGAAAAATTTAATATCGATTTTAGAAAAAAATTAGATGAATTTTTTTCTAAAGAAGATGCATCAAGAGCAGATTGGGCTGGTATTCGAGCATGGAAAGTTTCTGGTGAAACTTGGGAAGGATATTTTATTGTTGATACTACATCTTATAAAGGCGGTAATGATTATAACAATATTGACTATGAATTAATTCATAGATATGATGATGATGAAGCAAATACTCAATCAGATATTATTACTACATTAACACATCCTTCAGAAATGAATGATTTTTTAAAAGTTGCTAATTCATATGTCAAAGTAAACGAACGATCAGATTTTGATGCTGTGGCTACTATTGGTAAGATTACTAAGCAAATCACTATAGAATTAGATTTGAAACACTCTATGCATTCTATGGAGCGTCAAGGAAGATCTTCAGAGTTTATAAAAAATGCAGATATTAAAGCAGCAGTTGATAAAGGTACACCACAAATTATAGATTTATTAATTAATAATACGTTAAATGCTGGAGATGCAGTATGGATTTATGATACGTCAAACGATTTAAATGTTGTAGGTTCATTATTAGCAAGTAAAAAAACAGATGTAATTACATTTAAAGTAATAACATGTATGTTTACAAAAACATTTTATAATAAGAATAAAACATATAAAGTAACAGTATAATGGCTGAAGATATAAGCGATATTTATATAAAATCATCAAAAGATCCATTATTTAATAGTAGCATAGTTGAAAATAATACAACAATAGATGTTATCTTAACTAAGATTCAAATGATTTTATTTACTAATAAAGGTGAAGTTATTTCTGATCCAGATTTTGGTGCAGATATTCCAACTTTTTTATGGAAAACAAGATTTCCTGCGTCTACAATTAAAGCAGATATAGAAGAGCAATTTAGTAAATATATTCCAGAATTATCACCTGGTGATTATAAAATAAATGTTTATATTCTACCAGGATCTATACAAGATATAGGTGTTATTCAAATAGATTTAGGAATATCTAATTTTTCTGCAGTATTTAAATAATTATTTAGGAATACTATATAATGAAAGCCAATCCTTTAAAGAAATTAATTTCTTTTGAGCGAAAAATTCAGCAGCTTTTAATCTACATATTGTAATAACATAATCACCGGTTTTTTCGTTATTTACTTTTAAATGTGCGTAATATGTTTTCATATTTGTGTTTGTTTTTATACGAAATTAATTTTATCAATATCAGATAAACCATATTTTTGTTTTAATTCTTGAATAATAGCATTTGAAAATTTGCTTTCTAATAATTGAAACATATTCCAATAATTATCAGTAAAATAACCAGATAATTCTATAAAAATTTCAGTTTTAGTATATCCGTATGCATGTAAATCTTTAATTAAAATAGCAAAATAAGAATTGAAATCAGATTTAGCTGGTTTTCTTCTAGGTGAATTAAAATCAATATCAGTAAACA